CCGCTGGCGACATGCACGGCCAGCTTGTTCAATGGGCCCCAGGCGGAGACGTGGCCGACGGAGTTGATGCGCTTGTCGATGATGCCAGCGGACAGCAGGGCATCGATGCACTGATCGGCCTGATCAACAGGCTTATTGTCAAAAAGCCCGTCCGGAACCGAGACGATCTGAGGCACAAACACCAGTTCAATGTCTCCGACCAGTGGCTTTCCTCGGCGGATTGACCCGGCAACGGAGTACTTGTCAACGCAACAGCCGAGACGCTGGATGATTTCGTCAACCACTCGCAGGGCTTGCGCTCTCGGGAACTTTGGTCTATCGCTCATAACATGAATACCGAACTGCAAACTATGCTGGCGGACTTTTCCGTCAGCGGCGACGGCTTCATCCACCAGCTTATTTTTGTCCTGCTCGTCGGCATCAGCGCCGGAATCCTGTACGCGATCGGCTGGTGGTTCATTAAACGGCCGCCCATCCCCCCGATCGTGCTGACGATCTGGCAAGGGCTTTTCATCCTGGTGGGCGGTCTGATCATTATCAACTTTCTGCTGGGTTTGGCCGGTCACGGTTTCGTAAAGTGGTAACGCTATGGCTACTGCTCATCCCGGTTTTCGTAAGGCTGCTGCTGGCATAGCCCGCAAGCAGGGTGTCTCGATGAAACGCGCCGGCGCTATCCTCGCCGCCGGCACCAGGCGGGCCGGCAGCGCAGCACGAAAGAAAAACCCGAGGCTCAATCGTGTGCGCGGCCGGTCCATGCGCTACTAGGGTTTCTCGCCCAGCGTCAACTGCGCCGGGTCCTCGACCTGTGCCGAACTGGTGGCCGAGAATCGTTCTGAAAAGGCGATCTTCGTTCGGATTGTGGGCAGGTCCTCGTTGCATCCAATGGTGTGCGTGAACGAGACGTTGATCTCCTTCTCACCGGCGGCCGCTGATTCGATGATGCGCCGCATCTTACTTTCTTCGGACTTCCACAGGTCCTCAGCGAGCTGGGCCGCGAGTTCCTTGATTTTCTGCCAGGGGACTTTGTTTGCCATTACTTTGCCTTTCTTTTGGGGTGGGTTACAGTTTTAGACCGTCCGCCGTCGGGTCGATCTTGGTGGTGCTGGGATCCTTGCTGTGCGGGTAGGGGTTGGCCGCGAGTTCGGGATTGGCTTCCCCGATCCGCTTCAAGTCCATGCCCAGCCACATGACGGCCTCCTGCAGCTTCCTCAAGGCAAGCGTCTTTTCCGCGCTCGCAACGGGGATGCTCCTTAACGCCTGAATTCGATCGTCAATGTCCCGGCGGAGGGTCTTAACGCTGACTACTTCCTGCTCCTGTGTCATTGGTGTCCTTTCGTTGTTGGTTGGTTTTACGGAACTTGATCCAGACCGAGGATTTCATTTTCCTCGGGCGCAGGTTCTTCCACGGCCCGCCCGTCCTCGATGATCACGGCAACCTTGCCGTTGGTAGAAATGCGCTCGAGCCACACCTGCATGTTCTGAGCGTCCGCCCACTCGGCGAGGACCTTCATGGCCGAATCGTCCAGATCGTTGCCGCTGCGGACCAGCAGCACGCGCAACTTGGGATTGAGCGCGGCGCCCATCGCCAGCGAGGCCATTAACTGGCCCTTGGTGCTCGCCTGTTCGAACGGCAGGCCGTCCAGCAGGACCTCGCCCGAGTCGCCCAGCGTCATGCCCGGGAGCGGAAACTTGGCCGCGGCGATCGTGTCGCGCTTCTCGCGTTCGATGGTCTCGATCTGCTTGGTGAGTTTGTCCGACTCCTTCTCGGCGGCGACCATGTCCACGCGGATCTGCTCGCGGGCCTTGTTCTTGCGGACCTTGTCGTTGGTCTGCTCGACCTGCGCGAGTTTCACCCTGAACTGGCTCAGGTCAACGTCCTGCGCCTTGGCGAGTTGATCGTCAAACTGGGCAAGCGTGGCCTTTCGGGCTGAAAGTTCAGTCCCTTCCTTGGCAAGGCTCGCAGTCATTGACTCCACCTTTGCCTTCAATTCAGCGATCGACTCGGACATACTCGTGATGATGTCCTGCGACCGCTTGACCGCATCGGCTGCGGACTCAGCCTTGCTGCGAAGCTGGGCGTTCGCGGCGTTCTTGAGGGATGCCTGCTTTTGTTCCTCGAATAGGGCCTCGCTGGACTGCTCCTCGGCTGGAATATCCAGGAACTTTGGATTCGCCGCCAGCATCGCCTGCTTAGACTTGAGCGTGCGGTTGACCTCCGTGCGCTTGTCGTAGAGCTTCGACTTTTCCAGGTCGTGCGCCTTGAAGTCGAGTTGCATGAGCTTCTGCAATGTCTCGGTGCGGTCCTGAGCCTTCATTTTGACGAACGCCAACGGGTCGAACGACAGTTTGCCGACCAGGGCGTCCAGAATCGCCTGCGGGCTGGTCAGCTTGGCGCCGTCGGCGTTCGTGACGGTCAGGGCCCCGCCGCCGGTGCTGGTCATGGTGCGTTTGACGGTGAGCTCGGGCAGGCCGATCTCGCCAAGGGTCATTTCGACTGTGGCCTTGTCCTGGCCGCGGCGAACTGGCTTGGCCGGGATGCTGGCTCCGCCGTGCAGGGCCATTTCGATGCCGTCGAGCAGGCTGCTTTTGCCCTGCTCATTGTTGCCGGCGATGATTACGAGATTGCCTTTTTCTTCGAGGGCCATTTCGACCGCGGAGAGGCGCTTAACATTTTCTTCGGATAACGAGAGGATCTTCATGGGAGTTTTTCGATTGTTGGTGGATTGGTGAGAATGACTTGGTGCGTGGGATGGCCAGCGGGCTTGCGAGACTTCTTCCCTCCGTTGATGGCGCGGGCCTTGGGCTTGCTGCGCGGGCCGGTGCTGAGGATGTCGATGATCTTGTCCTTCATGGTCACGATCACCACTGCGGAGTTTTGAACGTCCACTGGTGCCTCTGCGGGCCCATCCGGCCACACGACCTTTTTAATCTCGTGGACTTGCACTTGCGCGAGCGTGGCGAAGGTCGATCCGTCGCTCGATTTGTACGCTGTTATTCGTTCGATCATAGGTTTTCGTGGTTCGAGCCGCTGGTACAGCGCGCTCATGGGGTGACGCCAACGGCGTCGTCTTGTTGTTGCTCCCAAGTGAATTTGACCTCCCCGGGAGATTTGGGAGGACGGACAGGTTTAACGCCTCCGTTTAGCTCGACCAGGCGCTCGAAAGCGCGGTTGAGGCGGTCGTTGAAAAGGGTTACGGCAGTTTCGATCTTGCCGATGATTTCCTCGTCGCGCGCGACCGTGAGAATGAGCGGTGGGAACTTGCGACGATAGGCCACAAACTTCCATTGCTGGAAACCGGTGACCCACATTGAGCCGTGGACCTGCGCGGCGAAGTCGTCGGGTAACTCGCCATCGATCAGGCATTCGACGTGATGCGGCGGTTGCAGGCATTTGACCTCAAGACCGACGTCTGCGCCGTTGATAGCAGACTTGATCAGACCGTCCGGAGAGCAGCCGGCCAGGCCGTCGTCAGTGGTGATCAGTCCCACGCGATCGACCTTGCAGTTGAACTCGAATTCATACCAGGGGACGCACTCGTCCTGGAGGATCTGACCCTGCTCAGTGGCCCACGAGCCGAAGCTGGCCAACGGCCCGCCCAGCCACTTCTCGGCGAGCTTCTTCGACAGGTATGTTTTCGGAGTCTGGCCCTTGCGGATCTCCCACTTGGGAGTGATCAGGTTGTCGAACTCGGAGGCGGTCGGGATGCCGGCGCGCGCCTCGAGCCACTCAACACTGCCTTGGGCACATTCGATGCGCTTCATTTGGTCGATTCCTTCCTGCGGAGGTTCGTGTCGAGGGCTTCGTACATGTCCGCGGTGATGTCCTCGAACGTCCCCGGACGTCCGTGAAGTGCGAAAGCCAAGAACTTGGCTTCGTCGCTCGCGGTCTGTCGCACGCGCTCGCGCAGGGATTTGGCCTGCTCCGCGGTGATGGTGCCGCCTTCGGCCCGCGCGTCCGAGTCGATGTCGATCACGATGTTCAAGGCATCGCACAGGGCGAACCGCTTGGCGTAGGTGCCGGCGGCGCCGTCGGCCTGGGCCTCGCTGGCTTTGGGCGGGCCCGAACCGATGCGCGCGGCGAACTCGTTGCTTTTGCTGTGCCCGCCGGCGTGCATGAGCGTGCAAATCTTCACTACCCGCGGACCGTCATAGCGCGTCGAGAATGCGATGGTGAAACCGTGCTTCGCCAGGTAGGGCGCGACCTGCTCCATGATCGACTCGTAAGGCGCGAACACGTAGCGCGTGGTGCCGTCGTTATTCGGCACGGCTTTCTTCGCCTGGATACGCGGCATGTCCTGCTGCAACTGGACGAAAGCGGCGGCGAACGCCTTCGCCGCGCTGCGGTCCTCCATGTGCTCCGAGAGCTTCACGAGTTCAGTGAAGGCGGCGACGTTTTCAGCGGTCACGCCGGATTTGATCATCGCCTGCATCATCCCCGCGGGTGAGGCTTCGAACGGCATCGGCGGATCTGCGGCTGTCCGATGGGCCAATGCTTGGCTGGGTTGTTCTGTGGGCAGAAGTTCTGCGTCTTGCGTTTTTTTAGTCATAGGTGGAATTAAGGAGACTGCATGGTTCAATGTTCATCGTTCAATGGCATCGTTGACCAGAGGCGCCGATAAGTCAATAGTGGAATCGTTGAACACTGAGACTCGAGAGCTTTGGATCGTGAGTGGTAGCGAGCCGGTAGCCTGGTCGGTGCCGTTCTGGTCGGACGGTGAGAGGCCTTACACCTTTCTGCGATGCGCGATGCGGCTCAGTCCGTACCAGTGGGAAGCGGTCGCGTTCAGAATGGGACTGCTGGGAATTGAGCCGGCGCCCTACAAGACCGTCCTGACGTGCCGGCTTTCCGAGCGCCAGTTGATGGGCATGGCGAAGAAGGTGCCGACGCCAGCCGAACCGGAGGAACACTTCGTTTGGGCGAGATCAGCAAAGCAACACTTGGGCAGCCGGCGCCGGAAGCTGAGGGAGGGCCGGGACGAGTTGCTGAGCGAAATGTATCTGCGCGGAGTAGGCGCCACCATGGAGGAATTGGACTTTTGGCTGAACCAGTTTTGCAACGCCATCCTGTGGCACCTACTGAACCGGGAGACGCCGATCGACCTGTATTTCTGCAAGCTGCACCCCAGCCCCTACCGGCTGGACTGGCGGGCCAAGTTTGGTCCGGACGGCCACCGGCGAAAGCGCTCGCTGGAAACACCTTGGCGCATTGCCTGGGACGGGAGGACCTGCCTGCGCTCGATCGATTTCGAGCACACCAGGCTGTGGTGGCGCGTGGCCAGGAGAGTTGAACGGGACCGGCTAAAATTACTGGGAGATAAACTTTATGCGGCCGAATACATGGGTTGGATCCAGCGCCGGCTCAAGGAGTCCGAGCGAATGCAACATGAGTGGCTGGAGGCTTGTCGTGCGCCATTTCCGGACCTTATGGCGAATGTTAAAGGCCAGCCTCGCCGGTTCACTGCCCGAAAATATCGAAGTGCTAAGCTCATTGCCCGGGCTGATCAAAGCCTTGGCCGTGCTGAGCTTGAGTCCCGCGAACGGAAAGAAGCGGAGCACGCCGCGCGTAAGGTCGCTACGGATCGACACATGCGAGCGATGCGCCTTATATCATCGCGTGTCCGCGGACGCGGGTACATGTGGAAAGCCAGGAGAGCGCTACTTGAGTCCGGAAACGGGAAAACAGGAACGCCTGGGGTGCTGGTGCCTCATGCCCCTGAAGGCGAGCCTGAGCAAAGCAACGTGCTGGATGCGGGATCAGGGTATTTCACCGGGCGGGTGGTCTGACGAGATAAACGGCTATGGACAAGAACTTGGTAAAGACAAGCGGTAACGGGATGCCGGTGATCGACGTCGGCCTGGACGAGCGGGTGATCAACGACAGCGAGGCGACGGAGCTGCTCGCGCAGGCTACCGGCATGGTGGTCCTGCCGGCGGACGCGGTCAGGGGCCTGGCTAACCTGGGCATTTACGCGCGCGGCGTGGGTGTGCTCCGGACGCAGCGCGGGCGCGTGATGATCACACAGACGGTCCTGGCCAACAATTTGAGGGTAATGAACGAGCGCCTGAACCAGGAGAACGCGCGAGGCACGCGCGCGAACAAGAAGCTGATGGTAGAGCTTTCTACGGCGATCAGCCGCGTGGCCAGCGTGCTCAACGACTCGACGGAAGTGGCTCTCAGCCTCGAGAAAGTCGCGGCGCCGACCGGAAAACCGGACGACATCGAAGCCCCGCGAAACACCGCTTTCCAGTCCGGACCCGTCATTGCGGCCAAGGAGGTCCACATTCACGAAGCGAAAAAGGAGTTGCCAACGAACGGGGCGGGCGCATAGTGCGCCCACTATGGCAACCGATCCAGGCGGTAGTTGGGGCGTGGTCACAGACCCGTATGTTCCACCGGAGCAAGGTCCGCAGTTCGTCTTGGGAAGCTGCGGATGTCTAAGCTACGGCCAGGGCCCACCGTCGAACGACACCGGGAGCAACAACGACGTGTACGTGGATGAGATCACGGAGTTCATTTATCAGAAGCAAGGGGACGTGTGGGTGATCATTGGATCGACCGGCGGCGGTGGTGGCGGCGGGGTCCAGGTGTACAAGGGCCATTACAGCGGAGTGCAGCCGACTTTGCCCGCCACGTTGGATCCGGGCATCGTCGCGGCTTTCAACTACGATCTCGACCCGCCTTTCCAAACCTGGAAGTGGAGCGGAACAGACTGGAGCGCATAACCATGAACAAACTAATTCCCTCACTCGCCGTGCTGGCGCTGACGGTCCTCTCGGCCCTTGGCGCCAACGTGGACCTGCGCTCGTTCAATACGAACGACTTCACGACCAATGTCCCCAGCTTCGGCTACGTCGCGCTCCGAAGTCACTCGACCAATGTTTTCACCAATTTGACGGTCCTAAACAACGCCACACTGACAAATGTCAGCCTCTACGGGCCGTTCATCTTCAACGGAACATTAGTCAGCAACATTTTCCAGGGGACAAATCTGGTGGTGTCGTCGAACGGGGTTGCGATCGTGCCGGCGGCAACCAATCTCGATCTGTGGCCAGGCGCGAACATCACGCTCTCAATTACCAACCGTGCCGGCCATGCGGACATCGCGATCAGCGCATCCGGGGGTGGAGGCGGCGGGAGCGGAGTCGGGCCCGGCACCCTGAATCATCTCTCCATGTTCAACTCGACCACGACGAATGTGGTTGATTCCAATTTGACTCAGACCGACACGAATCAGTGGCAGTACCGAACTGCGGCACCCGGAACAACCTTCACCAACGGAATGACTAATATCTGGTGGGAGAAGTACATTTCAGCAGGAACCAACAGAGGGTTAAAGATCATCGAGAATGGGAATCTGTGTGAGATTAAACAGTTCAGTACTGAGGTAATAGCTCCCGGTGGTGACGTGTTTGCGGGCATGAAACTGAATGATGCTTGGCTCATTAACGGATCGGGGACTGTTGCCAACGGTGGTCACAACGGAGACTTGCTTCCAATGGCCGACTCGGATGGAACAACTGGAATTACGATAGGAAACAGTGTTAATAAAGTGAAGTCGATTGCACTTTCAACCGGTTCTGCTGGTGGGGTTTTAATGCCGGATAACGGATACGTTCAATCTGCTGGAGTATATGCTGTTTGGGGAGGTAGCGGGTGGCTTCTGCATTACAAAACCAGTAATTACGACTTCTTTGGAGCTTTCGCAACAGGTTCACCGAATGGACCGTGTGTATCAGTTGCTTCGGGGACGTATGCTGGAAACTCCATAGCAAATGGTTCCGGCAGTGTGAGCAGTGCTGTTGCAGATTGTTTTTTTGGACCCGGTAAGCTGGCTCATTCGTGGGCTTTGAACACCAATAACAACGCCACCGGAGCACAGTCCATCGCAAGGTTGACCGGAACAGAAAACCTAGGAGCAACGGATGGACTTGGCGGTGATCTTATTCTTGGAGGTGGATCTGGAACGAGTTTGGGTAGAAGTGGAAACCTTAGATTACAAACTTCTCCACCGCTTGCAGCCACAGGGAACTCCGCTCAAACATATCAGGATCGCTTTGTTATGACCGGAGTGCCGGTGACGCTGACGACAAACTCCGCCACGACTATTTGCACATTTACCGTTCCAACCTCTCTCACTGTTGTCGGTGGAGAGTTTTCGGCCACAACCGAGATAAAGGATGCAACAGATGTTGCAACGGTGCATGAAAGATTCGCGTTTAACGCTATCAATAAGGCCGGGACTGTCACGGCTGCCGTTCAATCAGTTCCCACCATAACCTCGCCATTGGCAACTGGTAGTGCTGGAGTAACTACCACCTGGACCGTGACCGTTTCCAGCACAACCGTTTCAATCAAGTGCAACGCTGTTACGACCGGAATCAACGCAACCACGGCACGGGTTCTTGGACCTCGAATCGAACTGGATTCAGACGGAACCAGTGTTGTCACTTTCCAATAACATGAAATTCCTCACCTGTTTCTTTCTCTCCTTCCTTAGCCTCGCCTGTTTCGGTGACGATGGGTACCTGGCCCGCAGCAATGGTATTGTCGTGATTGGTCCGGGGGGATCGGGTGGCGGCGGAGGATCCGGCACCGTTAGCAACGCCGCATCCCTAGTTTCCGGCCAGATTGTTGTCGGCCAGGGTGCCGGCGGAGTAGCCACTACCTTGGACGCCAACGCGGCGAATAAGCAGATCACCAATGTCAGCTACATTTACATCGGCAGCAATGCGCCGACGGATGCCGACTCCGCTTTCCTGGGTGGAGGAATTAAAATCACGCACGCTGGCGGAGTTGACTCGCATGTGGACATCATTGTGTCGGGTGGCACTAATTACATTCAGGAGATGTTTCGGCAGCAGACCAATGGAGCGGGAGTGGTGGTAGAAAAAGCCACCATTGGCCTATCTGACAACATTCTGAACCCTCCGAATGCCTTCTTTATGTCCAGCATGACACCGTTTGTTTGGGTGAATAACACTTCCCCATATCCCCACGCCGTTCTTATGCAGTTAAATGCTGTCACCGCTCAATTGCAGGTCGGAGGTAACATTGTGATAACGAACACGGCTAACCAGTTTTACGGTAATGGCGGAGGATTGAGCAACATTACCGCCTCTGCTACGAACTCGTTGGGATTCTTGACGTTTGCTACTAACGCCGGAGCGGTGTCCGCCTTCGACCTGCCTGTTGTATCAGCGACCGCGGGGACGGTGGAGAGCTATTCGTTTCAAATTGCAGGAACGAACGCTATGTCGATTATTGCCAACTCGGATGGCACTACCGCCACCAACCCTATCGTGGCGTTCATTGCACCCGTGGTTATTTACACCAACTCACTTTCAAGTTGGCCCAAGGCCCCGGCAACAGTGGGTGCATCTGCCATTGTTTCGAGCAACGGATTTCCTTTCATTCTTCTTTCTACCAACGGAGCGGCAGGTTCAGCTACGTGGACCGGAACCAACAAACTTGGCTGGTGAAAACTTTACTGGTATTTCTAGCTTCTCTGGTGAGCTGCCAAGCGGCCACTACGACCCTTCGAGAAGGGTATCCAAAGACGACAGTTGGCGTGTTGCCTCAATTCGCGTTATCTTCGGACTCAATGCTGAAGTATCACTGGCCCATGACTGGCGACCAGATGGCCTGGACGAATACTACGATGTGTTTGATCAGTAACCGAATTAGCGCCACTCCGGTACTAATTTGCTCGAATTGTCCTCAGTCAATGGCTGTGCCATCACCCAGCGGAGGTGTTGGATTACAATTCTTTGGCAACACCAATAGCCTGCTGAGTAATGGTAATGTTGACCTTCTAGGATCGAACATCATCAGCACGACGTTCTGGTATCGTCCAGATGTGGTTGACACCGTGGACACTCGTCCCCTTGAAGTAGTTAAAGTGGGGCAGGCAGACTATAACAACAGCACGAACTCGATTGATATTAGCTGGTATTCGGGTGCTAATTCAACTTTCACCCTGCGTGGCCCGACAACTGGTGCTACTGATTATCGTCAGCAGACCTTCACTACAGGTTCAACCATATGGAAGGCCGGTCGTTGGATACACGTAACTATAATCTGGGATACGAGCACCAGTGCTGGCAACATTCAGGTGTTTATGAACGCGAGTCCTATAGCGTTGACGGTGAATGGTGGTTTGACTAAGACCGCTTCAGCGGTGTTCCCAAATTATACCTGGTGGATCATGAACAAAGTTGGCAGCAGTCTTTTCACCAAAGGCCGCATATCGGACTACCGGATTTACTGTGGTCAGCTTTCTACAAACCAAGTTTTGGAGCTTTACAACTCCTACGCAAAGCAGATTGGACCGTGAACGACCTTTTCAAAGCCTTATTCGATCAGGTAATTGCCAACCCGGCGTCCATTCTCATTATTTTCCCAGTGGGAATTCTGGCTTTCGTCCTCGAGGTCTGGCCCATGTTTCCGAGTAAATTGGTCCTTCCGGTCTGCCTGTGCTCTGGATCAACCCTGTTTCCCGCGCTGGTCAAAACCAGCACCGTCCCGGCCATGTACGCCAGCCCGCTGCTGGTCCTCATCCTGGATGGGTTTATCTTGGGGTTTGTTGCGTGGCTTTTCCATCGGCTGATTATCAAGAAGTTGATCAAGCGATTCGCCAACGGCATGGAGTTCGTCGTTGAGCACAAGAAGAAAACCAATGACACGGAAATCCTGAAAATAAAAAATGAACCAACAGATCCCACCATTTGAAGGCAAGCACGCGGAGCTTACGGACCAGCACAAGGCCCACCTGTGGATATTGCTGGTGACTGGACTTATCACGGTCCTCGGCCTCGTGCTCCTCACCGGCTGCGCCAGGCTGCACAGCACCACCTGGGATCCGAACACCGGCGAGCGGACCAGCTACGTGACCTGCACGACCTTTTTTGACGGTCAGAGCGGGCTGACCAAATTCCAGAACCGGGCGACTACCACGCACAGCAACGAGTGGGCGGCCGGGACGACCATCGGAAATCTCAATCAGCAGGCGAGCAGCACAAATCTGAACGAGTTGATCGGCGTGATCGTTCAATCCGCGGTCAAAGGGGCAAAATAAACGCTTTACAGCGGAAAAGTTTGTCGTAAAACCCCACCATGAACGCGAACTTTCCTCCTGACGCAAGATACGGGCTCAACGCCAACATCGGTACATCGGGACAGCCCGCCGAGAACGCTGGGAGCGAAGGCGACTTGGCGACCGACCCGGAAACGGGCGACCTCTACATCAAGACCACCGAAGGGTGGAAATTCATAGCCACTGGAACCGAGGTATGAAGCAAATCTTTCCGCCGTCGCCGCGCTACGGCATTCGGGCCATATTCGGCACGCGCGGCTTGCCAGAGCACCAGCACGGCCAGGCAGGCGATCTGGCCACCGACCCGACGGCGGGCAAGCTGTACGCAAAAAGCGCCGCCGGCTGGGCGTTCAAGGGGCAGGGGTTCAGCAGGCTTTACGGTGGCGGACCGGTGGATGATGTGAGCCTCGGACAGGGCGATCCGGTGGTATTCGCCGATTCGCTTGTGAGCATGGATGGAAACTCGACGTTCATTCCGGTCACCGATGAGAGCTACGCTCTGACACTCGACTCAGCCGGTCCAGTTGGAGGTGGATGGGAGACTAGGCTCAGTTGGACTTTTCCCGACGTGGTAGCCCTCATAGAGGCCGGTAGAACCGGGCCGGCGAACGTGAGCTTTACGGCGCTCTGGCTGCAAAAGTCCGTCGCTCACATCAACTCTCCCAACGTAGGATCGCCCGTCCCAAATCCTCCGGTGTACGCGTATCAGCCAGCCTTTGCTGGTTACGACACCCGCCCAGCCACGCCACCGACCAGCCCCGACTGGGCAACCGTTCACACCTGGGCAAACAACGCAAACGGTGTGAATTTCACGCCAGTTGCGGATCTCCCGACCAGCTACACCGACACGGCTGTCCCGGATCACATCCTGAATTACAGGCTGGTGATGTTGCTCATGTATCAGGGAATGGCGCCAACCCAGTTCGCGATTGACTGGAACATCGTGACGGTGACTAAGCACTACGCGGTAACGGCCGCTGTCCAGATCGACGGCGCGCACATTTCCTGGGTCTGAAATGAAAAACCTCCGTCTCGGCAAGGCACCCGCGCGCCGCGACCACCGCGATCTCAAGCTCGCGAAGTATCTGGATCTGTCGAAGTTTCCGGCCATACCCGATCAATTCGGGCATGAAGGCTTGATCTCCGACTGGCTAATGCTGGCCAACGATTCAGTGGGCGACTGCGTAATCTCCAGTGCCGAGCACCAGACGATGCTCTGGACAGCGATCGGCCCCAAGAAGTCGGCCGCGAAGTTCGACGACGTGGTTTCCATATCGAACTATGCCGAGATAACCGGTTACAACCCTGCGGACCCATTCACCGACCAGGGAACCGACATGCACGACATGGCAACCTTCCGGCGCAAGATTGGAATTCGGGACTCGGACGGACGCCGGCACAGGATCGCGGCGAACGTATGGTTGGAGGCTGGCAATTTGCAGGAGCTTTACGTCGCCATGTACCTGTTTTCGGCGGTGGACATCGGCATCCAGTTCCCGATTAGCGCGGAGGACCAATTCAACTCCGGTCATGCGTGGGATGTGGTGATGGGCGACACCGTCGAGGGCGGGCACTGCATCGCCGGGGTATGCAAGCGCGGCCTGCCTGGTGCCGTGACTTGGGGGAGGATTCAGTTCTTCACGCATCGGTTTTACCAGATTTACAACGACGAAACTTCGGTTCCTTTGTCGCGTGAGTTCCTGACGTCCGGATTGAGCCCGGAGGGATTCAACCTTGGGCAGCTTCTTGCTGACTTGAACGCTCTAAGAATCGGCCCGCCGGTCGTGATTGAGGACGACGCCGGAGACACCCGCCGTCGGCGGCATCATCACCACCACAAAGCATGAACCGGAGAGATTTCCTGGTAGCGGCAGCGGCGGCCAGTTTGCCACCGCTGCCGCATGGGTCGGTCACAGCGATCCGAAGCCCCAAAGACGCTGAGCACGTCGCGAGCCTTCGAAAGGTGAGTTTTCAGAGCAGCTTCGCCACGGTGCCGACAACTATCCCGAACGTCGTAACGCAGCCGCATACGCTCGGCATCGAGGCGCACGGCGGGCAAGTCACGCTGACGTGGGTGGGCGGCACGCCACCGTTCCAAGTTGAAAAGTCCGAGAATGAGGTTTTGCCTTGGGACAAGGCGGGGCCTTTCACGATGAACCGGAGAGTTACGGTGCCGGCAGACCAGCCAGTGGCCTATTTCCGTGTGCGCGACAGCGTGCCGATGGAGGTCACCGCCGACCTGCTGGCGGACGGCGCCCACGTTTCTTGGTTGCTACCGGAACTCTGACCGTCTAAAAGGGAAACACTATGTCCGACACACTCACAGCCGCTAAGGTCGAGGAAATTGTGAACTCCATCGTCACCCGGACTCACAACCTCCTTACGCCGTTCACCAGCCCGGACCCGACCGCGTTCAGCAACCCGCCCAATGGTGCGAGCTACCGCGTGACGGCCACCACGGCGACCGGCCAGACGATCATCGGGGAAAGCCAGCCGTTGACTGTCAGTGCGGATCGTTTCACATGGACAAAACCGTTTGGAGGCACTGGCACCGAATTTGCCATAGCAGTCTGCACGGACTCCGGTGGCAACATTTACACCGTTGGGTCATTCACCAGCCCAACAAATTTTGGAGGTGTGACGCTTTCCCCCATTGGGCTGCAAGATGTCTTTTTAACTAAACACAGCGTCGTTGGAACTTTGATGTTTGCAAAGCAGTTTGGGTCGGCGGGCGCTCAGTACGTGGCAAAGAACATTTGTCTGGACCCGTCCAATAACATTTTTATCAGCGGAACTCTAGCCGGTGGGTCGCTGATGAAGCTGGATTCTTCCGGTGTTCAGCAATGGGTAAAAGGACCGGTTAAAAGCGGTTCCGGATTTACGTCTGCGTTCGCTTCATTCGAAAGCATTTCGGCCGGATCTGACGGCAGCATTGTTGCAACCGGATCGTTTGTGGCGCCGTTGAGCAACCCGCTCGAATTTGGAGATTCGCACCCGTTACTGAGCACGTCCGGAAGCACGGACGCCTTTCTGGCGAAATACTCATCGGCCGGTACGTGCCTGTGGGCGTATGGATTCTATAACTGGGGTGATACCGAGTACGGGACCGGGGTGATCGTCGATCGGTCAGACAGCAACAAGATATTCCTGGCGGGCTACCATCTTAGCGGTATCAAGATCGGGGAAATTGTTTTGGGAAACGGTGCTTCTGGTGCCAGCGGTTATCTGGCAAAGTTCGATTCCAGCGGTACTTTGATCGGATCCTTAGCCAGAAGCATTGGAGTGAACGGGGGACAGACTGGCTACTGCCGAGTCAACTGCATGGCTCTCGACAGTGCCGGCAACGTAATCCTCGGAGGCGACTGGAATAACAACTGCGACTGGGGCGGCGGAAATCGTGTGTCTTTTGCCCCACAGCAAGCAGCTTTTTTCGCCAAATATAACGGGACAACACTGGCTTACTTGTGGGATCTGGTGGTGCCTTCCGGGTTGTACACGCACGTCCAGAGGATTGCGGTTGATGCTTCGAACAATATCTACGCTACCGGCGCGTTCGCCAGGGCGAGCATTTTTGGAGCAACGACACTGACGTCGCTTTCGGACCAAAATTACACGACTGATATTTTTGTTACAAAAATTACCCCCTCAGGTTCGTTCGTGTGGGCCGTTCAGGCTGGAGGCACAGACGCGGAAGGCGGCAACGGGATCGCAGTTTCGATAACCAACGGAACGCTTAACGGACCGGTCGCAGTTGGTGGGTTCTTGAACAATGTCAATGGCCAACCGGCAACCTTTGGAAGCACGAAGCAGACCTCCAACGGAGGCACGGACACTTTCGTCATGCTGCTCAACCCGGCGTGATGGGCTACGTCCAGCGCTTCGATCGCGTTCCGCCCATGCTCTGCCGACTACTGGCCCGGTCCGGGCACGGCACGCGGTTAATGACGGTCAGCGAAATATGCGAAAAAAGCGGACTGTCCAGACCGGCCGTAATCCGGATTTCAAGACTGGCAAGCTGGCGCGATCTGCCCCTTGGTATCAGCGAGCGCTTTTCGTCAGCTTGCGGCGTAAATTTGCTCGCGCCCGGGCAGCAACTCAAGTTCCTGCGCCGGCGCAAGCGGAAGTACTGGGAGCGGGCCAACCCGGAGCAGCGCAAGATGATCGCCCGCCTGCTAACCAACCTGAACGTGACCAAGTGACTTCCGGACCGTGTTCGGCAGGTCCCCGGACCGTTGGAGTTCCTCGGCACATTCCATGAAGCAGGGATAGGAAAGCGCATCAAACGGGTGCTTGAGCGGATCGTTCTTCACGACGTAATTTATTTCGTCCTTCCCCTTTCGCAGGTCCTTGATCATCTGGATGACCTTGACGCAATGCGCGGAGACGACCAGGCGATCCTGTTGCAATAGCTGCTTGATCAGGCGCACGCGCACGCGCACGGAGCCTTGAGCCTTGGGCACGCCTTGCAGGATGATGCGCTCCTGAGTGGCGCCCATGACCAGGGCGGAGGCAAACCCGTCGGTAAGCGAACTGTAGCGGTTAATGCTGCTCGAGTCTGACCAGGCCAATTCGAGATTGTAGGTGTATCCGGCGTTGCGCTCGTGAAACTCGATCATGGAGAGGACCGCCCGGGCAAATTCCTCGTGGCTGATTTCCTTTCCGACGCTGACCAGCTCGTCGATCACGGAGAAGTAGGGCAGCCGCATCCGCAGCTTGCGGGACAGCGCGGTATCCGGGTAGGAACGCTCGAGGATCACGGCTGCGTGGTTCACGTCGCCCAAGTCCCAGCCGGTGACCAGTTCGAAGCAGGTCTTGGACGGTATCAGCGTCTCCCATTCTTCTTCCGGGCCAGAGACGTCACCGATGGTATGGTGCGGCTTGAAGAACTGGCGGAAATGCCGGCTCGAGTCGCCCCCGCCCCAAACCCACTTGCCCAGGATATGGCGCGCATAGAGGCCGAGGTCGGTGCCGCAGGAGACTTCGATTTCCTCGAGCTGCCGCGGGTCGGCGAACGTGTTGTCCGCCGGCATAATCTCGATCACGTTCATGTTGCCGTAGAAATTCCTGAACTTCTGTTCGCTCATGGGCATGATCTCCAGCGAACGCTGGTGCGCGGCGAACTCGTCGTAGGACATGAGTCGTTCCTTGAAAAAGCACTGGTAGATCCAACTCTGCTCGCCTTCCTCGGAGGGGTTGCAGTCCGCAATCCACATCTGCGTGTCGAATTTCCCGATCCGGAGGCTGGCCAGAGCCACCGTGAGGACGCGCCGGTCGCCAAAGTTGTCCAACTCCGAAAAGTAGAACATCGAGGCGCCCATGTTTTTGATTTTGCCCTCGACCGCGTCGTCGTCGTCCAGGGAGAACAGCATCATTTCTGACTCGGTGCCAAACTTGTTCGTGACCTTGAAGAAGGGCATCCGGGTGAGGCCGTCGGTCTTGGGCCCGGGGATGCCGCTGGTATCGGTGGTGTAACGGAAACCGAAATTGCCGGCGATCCACTCAGGGATGATGTCCCGGTGGAGCAGGTCCCAAGTGCCGCCGCCCTTGGAGGACTTGAGCGTCCGCGCGAACATGGCCACGCGGCCGCGGTCAGTCTCCCAAAGGTGCCGGCAGATTTTGTGAAGGGTGGCGATGGTCTTGCCCGAGAAGCGCGGGCCGCAGACCAGGAGGATCCGGACGGTGCTGTTGAAAACTTCGAACTGCTTTTCGAACTGCTGCGGGATCCAGTTGCCGTGAATGTCCCTCATCCAAGCACGCAGAGCACGTCGTAGATGCTGTGGACGCGGCACTTCTGGCCGGCAAATTCGATGTCCTGCGCGCCCTGGCGGACGTCGGTATAGACCAGGTCGCCGACTTTGACCTCGCCCATGAGGGATCTGCCTTTGGGTTCGCAGGCGTCGTCGGTGGTGCCAATCAGTCGAACGTGGCCGATCGGCTGCTTTTTTACCTGGCGTTCAGGGATCACGATCCCGCCGGGGGTTTCGGTGGCTGCTGGGAGTGGTTCGATAACTACGCGGTTTCCAAGGAGTTTAGTGACGATCATGGGTGAGATTTAACGGTTGACGGGATTGGAGGCAAGCCGCATAAACGGGGCACATGGCGACGTTGGATCCATTTGGTTCCTGGGGCGTGGTGACGGACCCGTACGTCCCTCCGGAGATTGGTCCGGAGGTCGCGATGCCATGCTGCGAGCCTGCCAGCGAGGTTCACGGTGCGGAGGGCACCGGCTTACCGCCCGATCCGGAATAATTACGGTGGAGTAAATTTATCCGTTGACAGCTTCTCGCCTTTAGCCTCATAAGGGCGGACATGGCTGCCAAACCGAAAGCTCACGTTTATCGAATTCCCAAATCTCACGCCGTCGCCAAGGGCATGAAGTCCGGCGACCGCATGACCGCCCGCATGAGGATGATGGATCCTGACGAAGCCAGCGAAGGCGACGAAGGGACGATGCCCATGGAGGAAGAATCCGCCGAAATGTACGCCGCGCCGCCGGCCGCCAAGGCCAAAGCCAAGACGCCCGCCGAGCTGCTACGGCAACGCCGGCAAGCCAAGGCGTGATGGCAAGTCGAAGAAACAAAGCCCGTCGAAGATACCGCAAATGGGCACCAGCCTCGCTCTACGATTGGGCACTCAAGGACCTCGGAAAGGGATACGTCACCATGGCGCAGGCCAGAGAATCAGGCAAATCGTTCGCCCGCATGATGGGGAAACTGTGTCAGGACTTCATTCATGGTTGATCTCAAGATATTAGAGTCCCGCGGCGTCACGCAGGCAAACCTGCGCCAGAAGCTAGCCATCGATCCGCTCAACGTGCCGACGGGCCCGGACGATTCCGACCAGGCCAAGGTAGGCCGGCTGATTCACCGGATCCGATCGCGCATCCAGGAGGGCATGACCCGCAACCTGGCGGACTATAAAATCTGGTACGCGCTCGATCAGGCCTGGGAGACACCCTTTCGGCAGGTCACGCCCACGCTCGTACAGCAGTTCATGGATCGCGATCCGCAGCAGGAGGACGTGTACCGGGCATTTCAGGACTGGGGACTGACGCACCTGATCGACGAGCGGGCTGACCCGAAAGGCGGAAAGCCGATTCGGAAGCTGAACCTTCCCACTTTCTTCAACGTGGTGGTCCCGCTGGTCCGTTCCTACGTGACGATCCGCTGGGCGAAGATAATGAACGATCGGCGCCTCACCCCGTTTTACAAGTACGAGCCGGTCGATCAAACCACCGTGCTCAATACCCTCTGCAAGGCGCTGACTGACCGGGTTCAGGTCATGTCCACGCAGTACGGATATTTCGATGTCACCAAGCAAGCGGTTTTGAAAATGTTGCACTACTCCTACTGCCTGCTTTTCCCCAAGGAAGAATGGCACAAGGAGGACACGCTGAAGTACGCCGACGATGTTGACGTGCTGCTCGAGCACAAGAAGGAGGACGGCACCCCGGCCAGCAATGGAGACGTGATCCGGGTCACTGAGCGTGAGGGTATCCGCTACCATATCCCGCATCCCAGCCGGACCTTTTACGACCTGGCCCACGGCCCCTACACGCTCAATTACGACTACGGTTGTGAGTACGCCGGATACTGGCGCATTGCTCGCTACCGTGAAATTTCGGGCATGGCCGGCATCTGGAACGCGGACAGGATTCCGCTGGGCACGGTGGACATGATCAGCGGCAACCGGTTATTTTTCACAACGGTCTATTCCTCCTGCACGCTG